AAAGTGTAGAGAGGAGTAAAGAGAAAGCTAAACTTTATAACTGTGCTTATAGTTTTGATCTCTCTTCTGCTACAGATAGACTTCCTAGATCCCTAACAGGATCAATTCTGGAAGGAATGCTGAAGTTAGAAGGATTCTCATCTGCATGACAGTCATTAATGGCTGATCGTACATTTAAGTTTTCCGCAAGTGTAGGAAAGAAATATCCTCACTTACTCGAAGATCAAAACAATGAGTACAGATATTCAGTTGGTCAACCTATGGGAGGTCTTTCTTCCTGGGCAGGTTTGGCTATCACTCATCACTGAATCCTTCAGTATTGTTCAACTCAAATTGGTAATATAACCAAATGAGAAGAACGGTATGAAGTATTAGGTGATGATATAGTCATATTCGATGACTCTTTAGCAAAGAAATACTTGGAAGTTATGGAAGGACTTGGAGTTGAGATTAATCTCTCAAAATCCATTGTCTCTCCGAACAACCCGGTATTTGAATTTGCCAAAAGAACCATCGTTTCCGGAGCAAATGTATCTAGTATTTCTTTCCAACAAGTTATGTCTCAATCTTCTATAGGATCTCGTGTAGCTGATTCCGTTACATGAGTCCGTCAAGGTTTGATAAATAACATCCCAGCATTGGGTGCCATACTTTCTAGGTATGGTAGTTCCACAGATTTTAGTAAACTAAAATCGGTTGGGTTGGAAGCGATCTCACTTCTAGGTCTTTTATTTCATAAAGGAATAATAGAGCATAGAATAGTGGTGGAATCTTTAATCAATCCTCAATATAAAGAGGATTTCGATTGGGATAAGGCTGTTTTCAGCCTTCCTTTAAGATCCATACTTAAGTGATCGCTTACTTGTTTGAGAGGAGAATATAATAAAGACATATATCCCTTCTCTCACGAAAGCCTTAGAAAGTCAGTTTATAATGAACTAGAGACAGAATTATCTGCTGTAGTATTACAACTTGCTTTGTATAAGGCTAAACTTCTCAATCGTGATTATGACCTTATTCTTATGAAAGGGTCACAATCATTGATTCGTAAGAAAGATGACAAAACTTTAAATGCATCCATTAATGGATTCTTTGAAGATGTGATCATCAACTTACGTTCTGATATGGACGTCCTTGAATTGCTTGATAGAGTTGAATCTACTCTATACTTGCATGCAAAGATTGGAAATGTAGACCTAGTGAAAGCTTTATCTATCTTAGATGAAGTTGAAGCAATGGTCTTTGCATTTACTTATAAAACCGATATTAGTCGTGTTAAATATGAAAATGATACATCTCCAGTTGTCGACCTTATCCAAAGAGGAGTTTACGGGTCTAAAACTAGATATTGGGAAATTCCTAACCCATCTTATTCGTAACTTTATGAGGTAACATCCTCCTGAATGGGTAACAACACGATGCCTTTCTTCCTTATAGAAAGAAGTGGAACCGCTGTTTAATCCATAATAAGGGAT